CCGCCGGTCAATGCGAATGTACCGCTGCCCTTTGCCGTATAGGTAAAGCCAGACCGTTTGCTGCCGTCATCACGGTATGCGATCTGGGCGGACACGTCACGCGGTCTGTCCCAGTCAATGTTGACATCATACTGAAACCGGACAGACGGTGCAATAGTCTGTGAAACGGTTTCCGGACGAAACCGCCGCAGCCGTATCTGATTCGGTGTCACACGGTCGGCTTCCACATAGCACCCCAGCAGTTCCGCCACAGCAGAGATGCACTCCCGCGGAGTCTGTATCTGGTCAGTAGTCGGCAGCGGTATCGTGCCGTTCGGCAACGCTTCGATTTTCGCCTTGCTGTTCCCCAGCGTCACCTGCGGTATGGTCAGCCCGTAGAGAATTTCCACATTGGTCACGATGTCCAGTGACATGGACAGCATCTGATACGGAGAATTGCCGGACGTGGCCAGATAGGGCACTTCCCAGTCCAGCAGGACAAGACAGTCATAGGCAGTGATCTTGCACAGGTCTTTCGCGTAAGAGCATTCCGTGATACGGTATACGCCCACTGGCACAGATTCCCACGTGTCGTCTGCCAGCCGCAGCTGATAGGTCACACGGGCGTACCAGCCCACAAGGGACAGGTAAGAGATCTTCTCCGACCGGCTCTGAAACTGCAGCTCACCGGCATAGGCAGCACCAAATTCAAAATAGTCATGGTTGACACACCGCTTTGAAACTACCAGTGTACCGGATTCCACTTCTGCATCAGTCAGCACGCAGTGTGCGGACAGGTCCTTCCGGAGCATTTCTATCTGTATCCGGTCGGTACGGGTGTTCTGGTTAACAGCTTTGCGGTATGCTTCGGATACCGGATACACGGCATCACCCCCCTGTTCTAAAACTCTATCAGATTGCAGCTGACATCGAATCTTGCTCCATCTTTGCCCAGACAGACCAGCTGCAAGGTGCGGTCGCCGGCGTACATGGTTGCCGTACCGCCGCCGTAATATTCTACTGAAAAACTTTCGCTGCGGATCGCGTCCAGCACAAGATCCGTTTCCGTCTGGTTCAGCTTGCTCCAGCTGACAGAGATCTTTGCTACGCCTGCACGAATACGGTTCCGCAGCATCACGCCGTTTTCCGCACGCCCCGTGTCGGAACTGTCGATGTCGCTGTACTGTACGCTGTATGCAGTAGGTGCCGGCAGTTCTGTGCCGTTGATCTTTAACAGTGCCATTATGCCAGCCCTCCGCTTCTGTAGTCGTTCTTCTTTTGCAGCTTAGTCAGCTGCTGTGCCAGCAGTTCGTTGCCCAGCCAGACGTTCACCTGCATTGGTGTTTCGTCCTTTGCCGCCCCGATGCTACTGCTGCCCTGTGTCGCCGCCAGTACCATCTGCATTGCCCTTGCTACCGCCTCGGCAATCTTGCTCTCCGGTGCGACGATCTCGCCCTCCCGCCGGTTGTCGCCGATCACGGCAAGGCGTGGCGTATTGGCTTTCACATAACCGCCGTTCGCCAGATACGGGATCTCCGGTATCTGGAATCCAAAAGTTCTGCCGCCCAGTTCCGGCACCCAGTCTGGTATGTCAAAACTCAGCGTGTTCAGCTTTCCGATCAGATAGTTCAGAATGTCGATCATGGAATTTACCGGTGCTTTCAGGGATTCTGTCACATCGTCCCACAGGTCACTGAACCACTGCCGGATACCGGAAAAAGCGTACTTGACCGCATCTGCCGCAGCCTGGAATTTCTCCCGAAAATAGGTCTCCGGATCGGAAAAGATCGTCTTGATGTTCTCCCAGATAACAGACAGCGCCGTTTTGGTCTGTTCGAAATTTTCTTTCACTTTCAGATACAGGTTATGCGCAGATTCTTTGACACGGCCGAATATCTCATCCACAGTGGTCGCCATATTGCGAAATGTCTCACCAAAGAAATCAGCCAGATTTTGCGCCTTGTCCTTGAACAGCCCGACAGCACCGCCGAAGATGTCCTGGATGCCCTTCCACGCTCTGTCCCAATCCCCGGTAAATACGCCAATCAAAAAATCCAGCAGTCCGCCCAGTATCTCCAGAACACGTTTCACGTGGTCAATGATATCCTTCACCACCAGCTTGACAACTGCCCAGATCTGCCGCAGCACCGGCATAATGATCGGCGCTACGTTTGCAATCCACCATTCAATAAACGGTTCAGCATACTGCTTCCACAGAATTGAAATCAGTTCTACTGCTTTCCCGAACACCTCCAGCAGCGTGTCTGCCATAGGCTGCAGATGGTCGTGTACCAGTTCTGAAATGCCCTGTGCAATGGTATCCAGAAACGGCGAGATGTACTGCTGCCAGATGCCTGTGAGAAATGTCACAAGGCTGTTGATGCCGTCCCAGATACGCTGTATCGCCGGTGCAATGTACTGGTCGTATACTTCTTCTGCTTTCTGGCTCACGTGGTCTACGAAGTCGGAAACGGCTCCGGTGATCGTGGAGAGAAACCGCATCAGATCTTCTCCGATCTGCATGAAGTTCTCCTTATTGGTGTTTATCACCTCTGCTATACCACTGAAATTATCCCTTACGAATTTCAGCAGCAAGTCCAGCCCTGTAACCCACGGCGTGACGATAATGTCAATGACATCTGCAACCACCTGTGCCGTTTCCGGCAGCTGTAGGATATAGTTGATGATGTCGGTCACGTCGTTCATGATGCCGGTCAGACTGCCGAAGATGTCGCCGGTAGACTGGAAAATCGATGCCAGTTTCTTTTTCAGGAACTCCTCTTTCCGTCCCAGAAACGTAGCAATGCCCGTGACAAGAGCATTGCCCAGATTTGCCCCGATGCTGAGGAAATTGCCGACCATGGAGCCGTAGTAGGCGGCGATCTGCTGTAGCATTCTCTTGGCACTGCTGACCACTGCACTGTCTGTGAAGATCCCTTTCAGTGTATCCTTGATACGCCCGAGTTTCTGCTTGATGTTGTCCAGTGCCTGAAACGTGTTGCCGGCATTCAGCCGTGTGGTAAGCCCTTTCTTGAAACTGCCGTACAGGTCGTCCCACAGCTTTTTGATATGCTGCAGCGAATCTGCCAGAGTGTTTGTCTTGTCCTTGTCATTGGAATTGTCGGCTGTGCTTGCCGGTGTCTGACCGGCAGAGGGTGTGCTGCTTGTGCTGTCCGACTTGTCGCTGAGCCGGTTGATCTCGTCAAACCCCATAAGGTCCCGCATCGCCTTTGCAGCACTTTTGGCGTTGCTTTCAGTGGTGCTGAGGCTGTCGTTCAGAGCCTCCGTGCTGGCTGCCGTGCTGCCCACGCCGGAGGACGTGTCTGAGGATACACCCATGATCGCTGCGGTGAATTCCTTGAACTTGGTCGCTGCGGCGGTAAGCCGTTCCACGATGATGTTCAGCCACTGTACGATTGGTGAGAATACGTTGATAAGCCCCTGTCCCAGCTCTGCTTTCAAGGTGTCGAATTGCAGTGCCAGTGTTCGGGTACTGTTTGCCCAGCCGTCAGAGGTACGGGCGTAGTCCCCTTGGGCGTTGGCAAGCTTCTCCTGCACAAATGCGTACCGGAGCGATACCTTCTCCGCCTCGGACATCTCCGCAGTCGTCTTGCCAAAGCCTTTGGACAGAGCGTATGCGTCCAGTGCACTCTGCGTCATGACCACGCCCAGATCTTTCAGCGTTTCGGTTTCTCCGGAAAAGACAGACTTGATCTTGGTGTATGCCTCGTCCTGTGAGATGTTGTAGAACGACGCCACATCCCCTGTCAGCCCTGTCAGTGCCTCAGACATATCCAGTGCCTGCTTTTGTGTAAAGCCGAATGCTTCTGCCATGGAGCCGTAAGTTCCGGCATATTTCTTTGCCATAGTTTCCGACAAGCCAAACTGCTTGGCGGCATTCTTGGCGAACTTGTCCACGCTGCCGGATAAGCCGCCGAAGGTCACGTCTACGACGTTCTGCACCTCTGCCAGATCAGAGCCGAGGGACAGGCACTCTTTGCCGAATGCTGTGATTTTGGATATGGCGAAAGCACCAGCGATGACCTTTCCCAGTTTCCCGAATGCTCCGGAAAGTGCTGAACCGGCACTGCCGACACGCCCCAGCTGTTGATTGGTATTTCTGACTGCACGGTTTACAGTCTGCTGCAGCTGCTTTCGGAACGAATCCGACTGCAACGCCAGATCCAGATCGATCGTACCAACGCTCGTCCCCATTCTGCTGCACCTCCTTTCACTCTATCTTCGCCATTGTCCGGAACATTGCCGACAGCTGCTGCATGGACTTCTCGTAAGATTCCCGATCGAAGTGCCGCAGTGTTTCCGCTGCCTGCCGCCGCTGCCAGTCGGAACGGATACGGTTCTGCTCCGGCGTGAACGCTTTCAGCACTTCCATATCCGTTTCTGACCGGATACGCACCACGTTCCCCAGCGGCGTTTCTCCGTTCAGTCCGGACAGCAGTGTCAGAAACTCTGACCAGCACATTTCCGTTTCCAGCCGCAGCCGAATGCCGTACTGCTGGGCAAAAGATGCCTCGATCAGTTCGTAGTCATAGATCAGATCATAGTACGGATCATCATGCGCCGGCGTTCTGAAATCGCTGCTCCGCTTCCTCGTAGGACGTGCCGGAAGCAAGGGACATCACTGCAATAAACACATTCTGATAACCCTTGAAGTTCAAGTCCATGCTGTCCAGCTTTCTCACGCCCTCTTTGCCGATGAGGATTTCCAGTGCCTTGTCGATCGCCGAGAATCCGGCTGTACCGCCTTCCTCCGTGGATTCTATTGCCGCCATGGCTTTCATGACAGTGTTCTTGGTGTCGTCGATATGGAACTCCTGTTCTCCGATCTTCAACACCTTTTCTTCCTTCTGCAATTTGCTTGTAATATCCAGTACGGTTGCCATTGTTATTTCCTCCTTATTCTCCTGTGGTAGTGATGTTGGGCTTGCCGTTACTCATGACGGAAAATTCCAGCGGCTCTACATTGATGGAATCACCGCCGCCGGCAGTCACGTTGACGACAGCGTTTTCCATGGCGATCGTCGTGCCGTCCGGCATCACCCACTCGAAATACGCCTCGGATTCCTGTCCGGTCTTGTATGCCAGACCTGCTGCAAAGTCGTTGCCGGTATCGCCTACGTTCCGCTTGCCTTTCAGGGAAATGGTGATGCCGCAGCCGGTTTTCAGACGGCGTTTCCAGCCCTCCTGCTCCATAGGCGTCCACTCCTCCACATTGCCGTCAATGGCGATGCTGAACGATTCCATGTCGGCAACGGTTTTGGCAGAAGTCTTGTCTGCACCCAGCTTGAATACGTTGTTGAAAACGGGATATACCCCTGTTACAGTGCTCATGCTGTTTCCTCCTCATAGTAGATAACAAATTCAATCACATATTCGCAGATGCCGTTGTCGTCCGTTCCCACGTCAATGGGTTCGTTCTGCTGCATCTGAAAATACACGGCACGGCAGCTGCCC